CGTGGCTGGACGCGCGGCCGCTGGATTACCCGGCCGCCTGGCGTGAGCCGCTCGACGAACTCATCGAAGCCAAACGCGAGGAACTGCGCGCCGAGGACGTGAGCGCGATCCTCCGAGATCGTTTTGATTTCTGAGATGGGCGCGGCGCCCTTCGCCGCATTGGAAAGTGGAACCTGAACAGTGGCGCTTGGCATTCAAACGGAAAGCACCGGCGGGAACTTCATCCCGACCGTCAAGATCAACTCGAAGCAAGGGCGCGTCTATCGCGTCGACCGCAAACAGGGCGCGGACGGCTGGGAAACCGACGAGGTGGAGATCACCAACTCGTTCCAGTTCGTGCCCGACCTGGAGAACATCCAGATCGGCTGGATGCTGTTCAAGGCCGGACAGGCACCGGACCTGCGCCTGGTGAAGCTGGGCGATGTGATGCCCGACCGGCCGACCCCGGACCACAAGCAGGGGGTTCGCCTTCTGGTGAAGCTGGGCAAGGAGTGCGGCGGCGACCTCCGCGAGATTGCCGCAACCGCCAAGTCGATCCTCGGCCCAATCGACAAGCTGCACGACGCCTATCTGGCTGCGTCCAAGGAAAATGCCGGCAAGGTCCCCGTCGTGAAACTGGCCGGCATGAAGAAGATCGACACCAAGACCCAGCACGGCACGAACACCAACTTCGAGCCGCAGTTCGAAATCGTCCGCTGGATCGACCGGCCCGACTTCGGCCCCGCCGCCGCTAACGAAGGGAAGGCCGCTCCCGTGACCCAGATGAAGACGACTTCCCAGGAAGCGCCGGCGCCAGAGCCGACGAGCCAGGAAGAGTTCTGAGCGGCTACGGCGGCCGGCTGAGAACCGACCGCCGAGCCGAGACTGCGTGAGTACCCGGAGGGGAGATTGCGGCTCCCCTCCAACCACCTAAGAGCGCCGGGGGGCGTCGCCAAGTGATGGAGACCGTCACACCTCTGCTGAAGCCCGATCGGCTTCAGATGGTTCAGCATCTCGACCTGCTGTTCGGCCGCGCCCTTCAGGGGCGTGTCGAAATCACCGCCATTCGCTCCTCGCTCGATGGCGAGGCCGAGCGCCCACGCACCAAGTTCTTCGATGTCGACGAGCTCGAAGAAGCCGCCGAGTGGGCCGAAGAGATCAACACACAGCACATGTGGAACGTCTATGTGGGCGCGGCGACCCGCGACCCCGACGTGTTCCCCGGCAAAGCCGCGACGGACGAGGACTTCCATCGCGCCTGGGCGCTGCACGCCGACGTCGACGACGGCCATGACCTGAGCGCCGTTCGCGCGCGCTACCGTGAGCTTGGGGTCACGCCGCCGTTCATCGTGGTCACGGGCCGCGCACCCAAGACGCGGGCGCAGCTGTGGTGGCCGCTCGACGAACCGATCAAGGACCCAGACACCTACCGGCGCACCCTGCGCGCCATCGCCGCAGCGCTGCATACCGATCCCGCCGTGACCTCGGCCAAGCAGCTCATGCGCCTGGCGGGCACGATCAACTGGCCGAAGAAGGAAGGCCGCGTCCTAGAAAAGACGGAGGTCGTCGAGCCAGCCAACGCTCAGGCCGCTTTCGCCATCGAGCAAATCCATCGCGCCTTTCCCCTCGACACCAAGCCGGCGCAGCCGAGCACGATCAAGGCGCTCCTGCCGCCTGAGCATGCCTCACAGGCTGAGCGCTTCGCCAAGACCATGGAAACCGGTGGCTGGCACCAAGGCGCCTTGGAGTTCACCGCCAGCCTTATTCAGCGCGGCGTGCCGGCCGAAGATGTCCTGGCGCTCGCACCTGCATTCCAGCGTCCCGGCTATTCCCTGGCCGATACCGAGCGCGACCTTGCCGTCATGATCGACGGCGCGGTGAAAAAATATGGCGCCCCCAAGGCCGAGCCGATTGCCGCCGTCTCCGAAAACGCACCGCTCCCGATCTTGGACCCGTGGGAGCGCTATCTAGTTCCGACGTTCCCGATGGACGTCCTGCCGGCGTTCCTGCGCCGCTACGTCGAGCAGCAGAGCCTTTCAATTGGCGCCTGCAAGAGCGGAATCGCCATGGCTGCGCTCACCGCGGCCAGCGCCGCCATCAGCCATGATTTCCGCCTGAAGATGCTGCGAACCGGCGACTGGCACGCCAGGCCGCGGCTATGGACCGTGCTGGTTGGCGATCCGTCCGACAAGAAATCGCCGATCGTGAACGCCGTAACGGCGCCGCTCCACGAGCGCGACGTTCGCGCTTCGCAGGCTTTCGCCAGGGCCTATGCGGCATGGGAAGAGGCCATGGAGACCAAGCAGGCCAGCCGGCGCGATCAGCCGCCCAAGCCTGCCCGCCACGTCGTGCAGGACGTCACGGCCGAGAAGCTTTCTGAGATCCTGTCTCGCTCAGATCGCGGCGCCTTGGTGCAGCGCGACGAACTCGCCGGCTGGATCGGCTCAATGGAGCAGTACAAGGCCGGGAAGGGCGCAGGCTCCGCTGACCGGGCGCACTGGATCAAAGCCTATGATGGCGGCCGATACACGGTCGATCGGGTCAAGGGCGAAATCGTCCTGACCAACTTCTCGGTGTCGTTCCTGGGAGCGGTGCAGCCAGACCGACTGGCCGAACTCGGCAACCTGACTTCGGATGGCCTGCTGCAGCGCTTCCTGCCGGTGATGCTCGGAAAGCCAAGCCTCCCGGAAGAGATCGAGACCGAGGAGACGACTGACGAGTACGCCAGGGTTCTAAGCTACCTGTCCGAACTGCAGCCGGTTCGGGTGATGGCCTCTCCAGACGCTCAGGAGGTCGTTCGCGCCTTCCAGGCTGAGGTCCATGACCTGGAGCAGTCTGGCGCATTCAGCAAGGGCATGACTGGCTTCCTGGGCAAGCTACCCGGCGTGCTGGGCTCGTTGATGCTCGTCCTGCACCTGCTCGGAGATCCGGAGAACGGCCGGGAAACACCGGTCCCAGGCGCCACGGCCCGCGCTGCGCGGCGGATCCTAGATGACTTCGTTATCCCGCATGCCCTGGAGTTCTACAGGACGGTTGATGACAAGTCGGATGGGGAAATCATCCGCGCCATTGCGTCCTATCTGCTGACTGCAGAAGGCCAGCGGTTCAGGGCCAGTGATCTGACCACCAACATCCGTGCGCTCCGCGGCCTGACCCTTTGGGAGTTGCAACGCCGGCTGTCGGTGCTGGTGGTCGGCGGCTGGATCAGGCCGGAAGACAACACCCCAACTTGCAAAGCGTGGCTGCTGGAAGACGGCGTTCGGGAGGCTCTAAGCAGCCGCGCGGAAGCCGAAAAGAGCCGCCGCTCAGCACTTCGCCGTGAATTTCGAAAGGGTGATAAATGACCTCGTTTCACGCCAAACTTGTCAGATTTCCTGACAAACCCGGTACGCGCGCCCGAAGACAGACTTCAATTCGCCCCTCTCTCTTATACCCGCCCTTTCTATCCTCGCGCGCGCGTTACCAGGTTTGTCAGACTTTCGAGGGGCATCGTCATGCCTAACCCGACCGATCGTTCCAGCGTTCTCCGCCCCCATCGGGAGGCAGATGGCCGCGTTTATGACGCTGGCCTGCAGTGCTCGCTGAAACGCCTGGAATATAACCCCGAGACCCGCATCGGGATGCTTTGGCTGGGAGACGGCGAATGCACGGACATGAGCGGAGCAATCGCTGTGTTCCAGCGCATCGACCCAGAAGTGCAAACCATCGTCACGTGGTCAGGCTGCAAGCAGGACACCGCGTACCATCGGACAGTGGCCGGCGCATGGCGTGCTGTCCGTATTCCGCCAGCCACAAGGATCGAACCCTGATGCCCAGCCCCGCTGACTGCGCGACCCTTCAGGCGATCTTCGAAGGCGTCGACCAAGCCCGCGCCGAAGCCGAACGCGAGTGGGGAGCCGAGCGCCTGCCGGCGCTGGTCGATGACGAACTGCGAGCCAAGTTCCGCCGCCAGCAAACGCGTTGGTCGACGGCCTACCAGGACGCATGGGCCGCGCCGATCCTGACCCGCAGCCACCTCGACGCTGTGACGTCGGCGGCCGGCGGCATGAAGCGCGCCTGGGCTGCTCTGACCGCAGCAGCCTGCGAGGCCGGTCACAGGCCGCTGCATCCGGACGTGTGGGAAACCACCCTGGCGGACGGAACCGTCGTCGCGGTCGTCCGCACCAACGACGAAGCCGCGCACGTCGTCGCCAGCGGGCGCCAGGTCGCCGTCTACACCCTGGCCGAGGTCGCCAACGTCATCGACGCCCTGCCAGCCGCGCTGCGGATGGCCAAGGTCGTCTGGCCCGGCGCGCGGGTGATGCCGCCGAAGATGCCGCTGCCGCCGGGCGGCGATGCAATTCCGTTCTAGCTGGTAGGATTACGGGGGGCGAAATGCAGCAACAGACGATGCGGTCGATCGCCGAACGGATCGCCGCAGATCATCAGATCGAAGTCGCTGACTTGCGCGGGCCAGGGCGCAGCAAGCGCATCTCGCATATCCGCCAGCAGGCCATGGCCGAGATGCTCAAAGCCGGTTTCTCAACCACGCAGGTCGGACGGTTCCTCGGCGGTCGGGATCACACCACGGTCGTTTTCGGAGCCCGTCAGCACGCCGCCCGCAGCGCAGAGGCCGCCCAATGACCGAACCCCACACCCGCGCGCCGGCCTGGCTGCAGTGCGTCGGCAAGGAACAGTTCAGCTCCCCCCAGCTCGCCGCCAAAGTCGCGCGGCGGCGCACCGCAGCCCGCAAGCGCGGCGGCCAGCAGGAGCGGCCGATGGGCTCTTACCGCTGCCCGCACTGCGGGTTCTTCCACATCGGAGGCGAGGGACGATGAGCGAACAGCAGACGACCGAAACCGCTAAAGAGCGCGGGCGCTCCGCTTACGACCAAAATCACGGAAGGAAGTCGGCATGAGCCCTGACGAGATCGTTCGTCGCTGCACCCGCGACGGCGTCACGTCCTGGCAGTCGGTGGCCAAGCAACTGGGGCTCAGCGTCGATGCCGCGCGCAGCCGCTACGATCCGGCCTACCTGCGCGCCCGGCCCTGGCCGCACCCTTGCGAGGAGGTCCCGCATCCAGACGCGCCGATCGACGAGAATGATGTGCACAGTCTGGCGCCCAAAGGGCCTGGGTTGAAGGCGCTGATCCTGCGCCACCTGCAGACCGGCCCAGCGTCGGTCGAGACGCTGGCCAATCGCCTGCAGCGCCCGGTCAATTCGATTCGCGCCCGGCTGGATCGCCTGCTCGATGAGTTCCTGGTCTGCCATGACGACTGCTACCCGCGGTCCTGGTCGTTGACCGCCAAGGGACTGCGCATGGCCGTGACAGGGTGCGAAGTCCAGGCGAGGAAGCGGGTATGAGCAAGCCGGTTATTGAAACCGGGCAGAAACGCCGCGTCGGCGACGGCACGCCCGGCCCTGGACGCCCCAAGGGATCGCAGAACAAGGCCACCAAGGCGCTCAAGGACATGATCCTGGGCGCCCTGGACCAGGCCGGCGGCCAGGCCTATCTCGCCGCCCAGGCCGAGGAGAATCCGGCCGCCTTCCTGACCCTGATCGGCAAGGTGCTGCCGAGCGAGATCAAGGCCGAGCACAGCGGACCAGACGGCGGTCCTGTCAACCTGTCGGTGTCCGTTGAGCTCGTCCGTCCAGCTTCCTGAGGCGTTCGCCTTCCTGTGGGACGAGCGCGCCGACGACGGCCAGCCCGTGCGTCATCGCGCCGCGCATGGCGGCCGCGGCTCGGCCAAGTCGCACAGCTTCGCCCAGGCGTTGGTGCTCAAGGCCGCCGAGCGTCCGCTGCGCATCGGCTGCTTCCGCGAGGTGCAGAAGTCGATCCGCGACAGCGTCAAGCGTCTGCTCGACGACAAGATCGCCGCCGTGCCGCAACTGCAGGGGTTCTACACCTCCACCGACACCGAGGTGCGCGGCGCGAACGGTTCGCTGTTCGTGTTTGGCGGCCTGCGCACCAATCCCGACGCGATCAAGTCGCTGGAGGGCCTGGACATCGCCTGGGTCGAGGAAGCCAACCGCGCGTCGAAGCGCTCGCTCGAACTGCTGATCCCGACCGTGCGCAAGCCCGGATCTGAGCTGTGGTGGACGTGGAACCCGGAGCTTGAGACCGATCCGGTGGACGAGATGTTCCGCGGCTCGGACGGCGCGCCGCCAGGGTCGATCGTGCGTCAGGTCAACTACACCGAAAACCCGTTCTTCCCCGACGTGCTGCTGGCCGAGCTCGAGTTCGACAAGCGGCGCGATCCGGAGAAGTACGCGCATATCTGGCTAGGCGAATACCGGCGCAACGCCGAGGCCAGGGTGTTCAAGAACTGGCGCGTGGAGGCGTTCGACGCCAAGCCGGGGGTTGTGCACCGGCTCGGCGCTGACTTCGGTTACAGCGTCGATCCAGCGTGCGCCGTGCGCTGCCACATCGAGGGGCGGCAGCTGTTCATCGACTACGAGGCCTATCGCGTCGGCTGCGAGATCGACCAGCTTCCCGACCTGTTCATGGCCATTCCGGAAGCCGAGAAATGGCCGATGGTCGGCGACACCTCGCGGCCGGAGACGATCAGCTACCTGCGCCGGCATGGCTTCCCGAAAATCCAGGCGGCCGTGAAGGGCGCGCGCAGCATCGAGGAGGGCGTCGCCTTCCTGCAGAGCTACGACATCGTCGTGCATCCCCGCTGCACGCACATGGTCGATGAATTGACGATGTACTCGTACAAGGTCGATCCGCTCACTGGCGCGGTGTTGCCGGTGCTAGAGGACAAGGACAACCACATGATCGACGCGTTGCGCTACGCCTGCGAAGGCGTGCGCCGGGCGCAGGCGGTCGCACCGAAGGTGGTCAATGTCGCCGTGCCGCGGATGGCGACCGCGTTCAACAGGAGGTAAGGATGAAGATATTCATTGGTTGCGCAGCGATATTCTGTGCGGGGGTTGGCGCTCAGGTAATTACCACCTTGCTGTGCGACGTTCTGCACGCTTCAGATTTCTTGCGAGGCTTGGCGGAGGGAGCCGTTGGCGTGACAGTTATGGCTCTCATCATGGCTCATCAGCGCGCTTCCCGCGTCAAGGCGGGGATGGAAGATCCTTCTCCTCAGCTTTGACCCGGTGCGCCTTCGGCCCTAGCCCCGACCTGAGACCTCGGGGCGCAGATGGCCGATCCAACACCGGACAGCGAAGATCAAGCGCCCGCGGCTGACGACAGCCAGCAGCACGCCGACCTGCACTACGAGGCGCTGAAGCGCTTCGATCGCATCGTCGCCGCCGTGCAGGAAGAGCGAGCCCTGGCGCTGCGGGATCGACGTTTCGCTACGATCGCCGGGGCGCAGTGGGAAGGCGTTTGGGGCGAGCAGTTCGAGAACTCCATCATGGTCGAGGTCAACAAGACCGCGGCCGGGCTCGAAAAGATCATCGCCGACTATCGCGCCAACCGCTTCATCGTCGATTTCCGCGCTGCCGACGACAGCGCCGACGACGAGACGGCCGAACTGCTCAACGGCATGCTGCGCGCCGACTTCTACTGCTCGAAGGGCCAGCAGGCGGTCGACATGGCCTTCGAGGAGGCCGTGCAGGGTGGCATGGGGGCTTGGCGGCTGGCCAACGACTACGAGGACGCCTACGACCCCGACAACGACCATCAGCGCATTTGCTTCAAGGCGATCCCCGACGCCGACCAGAGCGTGTTCTGGGACCCCAACGCCAAGCTCTACGACAAGTCCGACGCCGAGTATTGCTTCGTGGTCAGCGCCATCGCCCGCGAAGTCTACGAGGAGACCTACGGCGACCTGTCGGCGGCGTGGCCGGACGGGCTGATCAAGACGTTCTACGAGTGGTATCGGCCCGACGTCGTCAAGGTCGCCGAGTACTACGAGGTCCGCGAGAAAGAGGCCGTGCTGCGCGTGCTGCGCAACAAGGCCACCGGCGAGGAGATGCGCCGCTGGGCCGCCGATCTCGACGCGGGCGAGCTCGAGGACCTACGCGATCAGGGCTGGAACGAAGTGCGCACGCGGCGCGGCAAGCGCCGGCAGGTCTGGAAGACCGTGCTGTCGGGCAACGGCGTGCTGGTCGCGCCGAAGCAGATCGCCGGCTGCCACATCCCGGTGATCCCGGTCTACGGCAAGCGCTGGTTCATCGACAACATGGAGCGCAGCCGCGGCCATGTGCGGCTCGCGGTCGATCCGCAGCGGATCTACAACGGCCAGATCGCCAAGCTGATGGAGACGGCGGCCGCTGCGCCGATCGAGCGGCCGGTGTTTCTGCCGGAACAGGTCGCTGGGCTGGAAAACCATTGGGCCGAAGCGAACATCAAGCGTTCGCCCTACGCGCTGATCAATCCGGTAGTCGATCCGGCCACCGGCGCGATGGCGCCGATTGGTCCAATCGCCAAGATCGAGCCGCCGCAGCTATCGCCGGTGCTCGCCGCGCTGGTGCAGATCACCCGCGACGACATCGCCGAGCTGACCACGGCGGACGACGGCGCAGACGAGGTGCAGGCCAACGTCTCGGCCGAGGCGATGGACCTTGCGGCCCAGCGCACCGACTCCAAGGCCGAAATCTACATGGACAACCTGCGGCAGAGCTGGCAGCGCTGCGGCGAGGTGTACTACTCGATGGCCACCGACGTGTACGTCGAGGACGGCCGCAGCGTGTCGACGCTGAGCGCGGACGGCAAGAGCCACAGCCGTGCCACGTTGCTGGAGGCCTACGCCGACGACAAGGGCTTCCGCATCCGCCACGACCTCGGCAAGGGCCGCTACGAGGTGGTCGCCGATGTGACGGAGGCCACCACCACCCGGCGCGACAAGACCGCCAAGACGATGGTCAAGGTCGCGGAGATCGCCGCGGCGGTCGATCCGCAGTTGGCCGCGGCTGCGCTGAACACGGCGGTCATGAACATCGACGGCGAGGGTGCCGACGACTTCAAGGATTGGGTGCGTCAGCGGCTCGTGCAGCAGGGCGTCGTCAAGCCGACCGACGAAGAGAAGCAGCAGATGGCGCAGGCCGCCGCCCAGCAGCAACAGCAGCTGCCTGACCCGCAGCAGCAACTCGCCATGGCCATGGCCGAGAAGGCGCAGGCCGACACGGGCCTGTCGAAGGCCAAGACCATCCTCACGCTGGCCCAGGCGAAGGGCGAGGGGGCCAAGACCGAGAACGACGTCGCCCTGGCGCAGGTCGAGCACGCCGATGCGGTGCAGAAGTTCGGCCATGCGGCTCAGACGCACGCCCAGACCATGGCGCATGCCGAACAGGCCCACGCGATGGACATGGCGACCGGCGCGCAGGCGATGGAACACGCGCACCAGCAGAACCGCGTGGGGCTGTTCGCCAAGCTGAAGAGCGCGTTCGCGCCGAAGGGACAGGGGGTCAAGTGATGGCGAAGTCGAAGATGAGCCCGTCGAAAGTGCCGGGCAAGAAGGCCGGTCCGAACGGCAGCTTCCCGGTTGGCGACAAGAAACACGCGCGGCTGGCGATCGGCGGCGCGACGCGCTCCGAGCGCGCCGGCAACATCAGCCCGGCGACCGAAGCCAAGATCAAGGCTGCGGCGCGCAAGGAGCTGAAGCGCGGCAAGTAGCCGCTACCCATTTCCTCCCCACCTCGCCCCGGCCTCACCGCCGGGGCTTTTCTTTGCCGCCTTTGACGCGGTGCGCTTTCAGCCTGAGCCCTGACCCATCGGTCGCCAGCCGCCGCGAAGGCTGAGTGCAGAGGGGTCAAGAGTGGCTGAACAGGCAGACGCGCCGGAGCGCGAGGACGAGCTTCAACCCGACACCGAGCTGGAGGCCCTGGAGCCCGAAGCCCATCCGGAGGAAGCCTCCCACGATCCCGAGCCGTCCGAGCCCGCACCGGGCGAAGAGGACGACTTCGAGATCAGCTTCGGCGATGAGGCGGCGCCGGCCTCACGCGGTGAGAACTCCGACCTGGTCCGCCATCTGCGGCAGGAAGTTCGGAAGCGGGACGAGGAGCTGTCGGCCTATCGCGCCGGGAAAGCTCCGCAGCCGTCCGCAGTCGTCGATCCGGGTCCCAAGCCCACGCTCGAAGGCT